CTTGGGTGTTGCCCTCGACGTTGGACTTCTTGCCGGTGCCAGAGCAGGCGCGGCAGAAGAACGGGGAGTCACGGTCAAGAACCTCGTCACGAGTACCAGGCTCTTCGGTCATTACGGCTTCGGCGTTCAGCGCTGGGCTTTCAGCCTTTTCAATCTCGGTCACGGCTGACCCTTTCACTAGTACGCCGTCTACTGACTTGGCGATTTCGATACTGCACGAGCTGTTGGCCGGACGATCCACGAGTGAGATTTCCACGATAGACCCGTCGACTATTCGACCACCAGGAGCACGTTCGTCCTTGACGACACGAGCGCCCTTGATGCCAATCGAGAAGCCGGTGTAGATGCCCTCTTCGACCATTGTGGTGGCCATTGGGTCTACGACCTTGGCAGTGACTACGAAGCCCGTGCCGGTCTTTTCCATTTCGGTAGCCTTGCCGACAGCCTTAGATCCGTGCATCTCTCGGATGTTCCCGATTTGCATCCACGCTGGCATTGCCTTAGCGAGCCAGGCTGGGTCGCAGACCTGCTGGTCGAGGTCGAGCGTGTCGTCCGTTGCCAGACCCTTGACGTACATAAATCCGTCAGGGCCACGCTTGGCGGTCAGGTTTCCGAGGTAGATGCTCTTGATGTTGTCGGTCATTGGTTCTCCGGTTAGATAGCAGGAGTGATGAAGCACTCGCAGTTGGGGTGAAGCGGTGGGAACTCGTCTGTCACGGCGTGAGGGTTCTCCTCGCTCATCGTGAGGCAGGCGTCGCACGGGTCGTACACTTCCCAGTTGTATTCCTCGAGTCCGGCCACTTGGTAGGCGTCGAGGACTGATGCGTTCGCAGCTCGTCCGGCTTCGGTGGCGGCGATGACTGCGGCTCGTTCGGCGCTAAAGGCGTAGGAGTCGTAGATGTTCTGCGTTATCTCGGCGTAGGTGGATCCCTGCGCCAAGCCGTCAGCGATGATGTTGCCGATGTGCTCAGAGGTGGTGTCTGAGATGCCCTTGATAGTGACACCTGCCGACTCCATTAGAGCCTTGAGCCCTGCGCCAGCGACTTTCTGAGCGGCTGGCACGTTGCCAGGAGCCCACGTAGACCAGTCGATAGCGTTCGACAGCGCCCCCATTGGCGAGGCGGCGATAGCACCGGCTTCCTCGGGCAACTGGGTCACAGCGTCGTCCGTGCCGACCAGGCCGGCCTCGGCGTGAACTGCGCCCACGAGGTCAGTCAGTTTCTTCGGGTCGAACGTGACGTTGTTGTCCACCGCCGCCTTGGCGTCGTTCTTGTCCTTGTTGGACTTCGCAGCCTTGGCGGTGTTAGCGGTCATAGCGTGGCGCACAGCCGTCTCTACGCCCGTCACAGAGGCTTTGAGGGCCTCGTGGATGAGTGGGGCGTAGTGGCCGGAGACCTTGCGCCGACGGGCAACTATGGCAGGCGTTTCGGCCTTAGTAGTTGAACGGGCTTTTGGGGTATCGGTTATCTGCGCTTTCAAGACTTCAGCCTCTTCGGGCGTGTGGTACTTGAACTCGAACTCTCGTGAGCGTGGTCGGCTAATGAACTTAGCGAACGCCTTTGCTTCCTGCGCCTTTAGCGGAGTTTGCGCCGTGCTGCTTTCACTCGGGCTTTCTTCACTCGCACTTTCTTCGCCTTGTGTGCTCGGTGTGCCTGGCTCACTGGGGGTCTCTTTCTGTCCGATAGTTTCGCCGGTTGCGCTTGTTTGCAGCAGTCCCTTGAGGAACTGGATTGTTTGACCGGCCACGATGAACGGCTCGTCTGCCTCGGGCATTTCGTAGAGTGCCTGGCCGAGTTCGCCCTGTACGTCGTTAAGGGTTTTCTGGCCGGAGAAGAGCTGCATCTGAAGCGCCTTGGCCTGCTCGAGTTCGTTGGCGGCGGTGGTCGAGTCCTGAAGCACGAACGTCACGTTGAGGTCGGCATCGAGGTAGCGACGGCTCAGGGAGTTGATGATGTCCGTGATGTAGTTCATCATCGGCTTGGTCGAGACCATTTCCGAGGACTCGCTCTCGCCGTCGTGCGCACCCTTGCCACCGCCGAGACCGGCACGGGCGACCACTCCCAGCGATGAGGGGGTCACGCCGAAGATAGCGGCGATGCGCTTGATGATGAACTCGTCGTACTCCGGCTTGAAGCGCTCTTCCTGCGAACGGGTCTCGACTGGGTCGAAGCCGTCGGGCAGGACTTTGATGCGGTGGCGCTCGGCGGTTGAGCCGGTCAGTCGGTCATTGAGGATGCGCTCGTAGGCGCTGAGCTTCTCCAAGCCCAGTTCGACGGAGTTGGTGCGCATCCACGTCATCGGCGTAGATCCGAACTGATACTCGGCTCGCATCCACGCTTGGCGGTCTAGGTAGAGGGTCGCTGCTGGGATTGCCTCTTCGACGGGCGAGAAGCCGTAGGGCGACCAGGTGCGGCGGTTCTTGATGAAGACGGAGAGTTGGTCGGTCTTGTATTCGCCGTACTTGCCTGGTGTGTTGTAGAAGTCGCCGTCGGAATCGGGCGAGGCCACGAACTCGCCACGAGGGAAGCCCCAGAGCACCTGCTGGTAGGCCGGTGAGGGCGGGTGGGGAACGTCGCCTCGGTTGTCGAGCAGGATTTTGATAGTCGGGGCGTCGATTACGTCGAAGCCGATGACTGCGCCGCCGAGGTTGTAGCGAGGGTAGACACAGAGTTGGTCGTAGACGAACACTTGCCACAGCGCCTCGGTCAGCCACTCGCTCCACGAACGCTCGGACTGGACGTAGGGGTTCTTCCAGAACGCCGTCAGTCGGTTGATTTCCTCGCCGTACTTGTCTCGTCCGATACGGGCGGCCTTAGCGTGGCTGACGTTCTGCTCGGCTTGGATCTGTGCGATAGCCGACTCCGAGAGGTCGAACGACCAGTCCTGCTTCACGAGGTCGCCCACTCGGATTTCGATAGCACGGTGGATGATGTCGCACTGCTCAGCGAGGGACTTGAGGACTTGGTAGGGGACTTCCTGCTGGGTCAGGTTGAGGTTGGTGGCGACCTGATACTCGTACTTACGAGGAAGCGCACGGCCCGTCTCGTCGAGGACTACGTCGATTGGCGCAGGGAGCAGAGGAGCTGCTGGGCCGAGCATCGCACCGAAGCCACCGCCGTCGGGGGTGACACCTGGGCGATCCATAGGGATAGCCTGGCCGATGCCCGTCACGATGCCCTGTCCGCCGATAGTCGAGTAGGGCTCGGCTGGGGTTGCTCGGTTGTAGTTGGTGGTTCCCATAGGGGAGCCAGACAGCCCAGCCTTTACAGCCTCGGCCACGGTCTCTGCTAGTTTCAGGTCTCGTGCCTTACGGCTGAAGCGGTCTCGGAGTGCCATTTCGTCCTATCGGGGGTAGACCTGAACTAGGTCGTAGTCGTTATTTCGTGCGCCACAGTGAGGGCAGTTTGATGCGTCTCGTGCCACCGGTACGCCACAGATAGGGCAGGGTGGGGCGAGTTCAGCGAAGAAGCGGTCAGCACTAGCACCGGCGGCCAGTCCCAGTTCCGCTAGGGCGTGAACGAGGGCGTCGAGCCGGTCTGGTGAGGTTCCCGAGTCAGGGAGCCACGAGGTCATCTGATCTTCGAGGATGTCAAAGACGCCGACGTGGGACACTCGGCCTTGCTCGTAGAGGGCGGCCTGTGGCTCAGCTCGCAGGCGCTTGCCCTGCTTTGCCACCACGCCCTTGAACGGGGCCGAGGGCATCACTGAGCGGATAGTCATCTCGACCATATCGCCGCCCTGGTTCTTCTCGGCCACGATGCGGTCAGCGTTGAAGTCCTCGTAGGCTTGGATTGCCCTGTGAGCCCACCCAGAGGGCGTGTCACGGCACGAGCGGTCTGCGAGGACGTATCCCCTGCCGTCTGCGCCTTTGCCGACTACCACGATGCCGGTTTCGTCGGAGTTCTCTCCCGATGTGACGGCTGGGTCGATAGCGACCACGATGCGCACCAGTTCGGGGGCTTCGGCCACTCGGTTCTTCTCGATGTCGGCGTGAGTCCAGATAGCGCCAGGTGTGTCCAGTAGGACTTCGCCGTAGAGCTCTTGGCGGCCTAGTCGAGTTCCCTCGTAGCGAGCCTTGAGTTCAGCGAGGGCTGCCGGTGAGAGGTTGGCCTGGTTGTCGAACGTAGATCCACGAGTGACGACTACCGACCCGTCCTCTCGGTTCATAAACTCTCGGATGAGTTTCGTGGGCCGTGGGGTGGTGGTGATAATCGTCTGCGGATTACCGATACGAAGCGCCGGTGCGAGTCCGGCTGTCCACGTTTCCTCATAGCGCCAGGCTGCGAACTCGTCGAGCCAAGCGTAGGACAGGTTCAGTCCTCGGGCTCGGTCTGGTTCGTCTGCCGAGACCATATGTATCTTCGAGCCGTTGGTCAAGGTTATCTGGCCGTTGGAGCGGTTGTATTGCTCGAGGGCTCCGGCTGGCAGGGACTTGATTATCCCTGACGGCCCCTCGACACAGGTGCGGCGAACGTCGGTGAACGTTGGAGCGACCACTGCGCACTCGATACCTGGCTGGCTGAGGGCTTTCTCGATAAGCCAGCCTGCGCCGGTGAACGTCTTGCCCCAGCCTCGGCCTGAAAGGATGAGCCAGATGCGCCAGTTCCCCTCGGGGGGGAGTTGCTGGGGACGGGCTGAAGAGCGGTAGCGACTGTGGCCGAGCTCACGCTTGGCGATTTCGGCCTTGAGCGCCTGCTCCTTGATTTCTAGGGCTTCAAGCCGTTTCAGTTCCGCTAGGCGTTGCCTCTGTAGCGTCGTCATCTATCTCCCCGAGTGTGGCCTCGAGACGGGCAATCTCCTGCTGGATGTAGTCCAGGGTGATTACCTCGGTCTTGATTGGTGCGTCGAGGCCCATTAGTTTCGCCCTGCGATCCATAATCGCCAGCACTCGGTCTATGGCGAACAGGGCGGACTTCTCCTCGGAGAGTGCCTTGTCCATAGCCTTTTCGAGCAGCAGGTCTAGGCGCTGGCCCTCGAGCCTGCGGAACTCGTCCACGGCTTCGGCTGGGATAGCGGCGAGGGCTCGCTGGCATCGGTTGTAGGCCGTTGCTTTGGTCGTTCCCTGCTGGTCGGCAATAGCCTGGTATGACATCCCGAGGGAGCGTAGGCGCAGGGCTGCGGTGTCGAGGTGCGCCTGCTCTTCAGTTCGTTGAAAGCCAGCCATAGTTTAGACGCCAGAGTTTAGAGCCGGACAGAAAGAGTCCAGCATAGACTTAAAGAGTACCAGACTGGTGACACTTCTGCCAACTATGTATGCGGATTGGGGTTTCACTGGTGACACTAGAGCAGGGTCTTGGGCTGGTTGTGCGCCCACTCGACCCGTGCCTCGATGATTGGCCAGTAGTCCTCGGTCATCTCGCAGCCAATCCAGTCAAAGCCCTCTAGGACACAGGCCACTGCCGTTGAGCCGGAGCCGAGAAACGGATCCAACACGGTTCCGCCTGGCGGCGTCACCAGCTTGACAAGGTAGCGCATCAGGGCAAGTGGCTTGACGGTGGGGTGGAAGTTCTGCTTGTC